TGGTGACCACGAACTGCGATCCCCAGGCGGTCACCCAATCGCCACGCTGCGGAAAGGTGGAAAGGTCGGCGGGATTGACCGAGATCTCTTCGACGTTCGCCATCACGCCGGATTCCTCGCGCACGCGGGAGTGGCGGATGGCGGTGATCGTTATGGGATCGCCGACGGGAACACCGGCTTGCGCGGATTGATACGCCACCGGCTCGCCGAACGTCCGCTGCATGATGGCATTGACCGCCGCGTTGAGGGTGGACCAATCAGACATATATAAGGATGCGGGGCGGCGCGACGGCCGCCCCCAAGTCGCGCGGGATGCTGTTTCGGGTCAATCGCTAGTCGTTGCTGGCGACGCTGTAGAGCGCCCAGACCTCGATGACGCCCGCAGTCAGCGGACCGGTAGCGATCGTGACGTTGATCTTGCCGGCCGCAGTCATCTTGAACGGCGTCGCCTGGCACGTCGGTGCGACCACCGCATCCAAACCGAGCGACGCCTTGCCGGTGGCGGTCAGGATGGAGTTGCCCGCGGAACCCGCTGCGGTTCCGATCGCGACTGTGGCCGATCCGGATGCGGTGACCGCCGCGGTGGAGTTGACCACGCCGCCGAACACCACCGCGTTGTCGGGGATCGTGTCGCTGTTGGCCGGAGTGCAGGTGGCGCCGCCGTCCACGGAATAGTCATAGAGCGCATGCGCCACCTTGAGGCCGTGCGCCTGCCCCGAGAAGCCGGGCACGCCGAACAGGTTGACCCGCACAACGGCGACGCCCGTCGCGGCGGCCACCTCGACCGCTCCGATCAGCAGGTTGCTGCCCACGGTGGAAGTCACCTTCTTCGCCGAGTCGTCCCAGTAGGCCAAATCGCCCTGCGCAAAGACGCTGGCGTCCTTGGCAAGGTCGTAGACGCCCTCGACCTCGCACTCGACGTTGTTGCCCGAGAGCGTATCGTTGGCGGCCACACCGAAGACGTTGCCCACCTTGAAGCCGCCCCCGGATAGCACGTCGTAGGGCGCCGCGAGGGTGAGATTGTCACCGCTTTTTACGAAATTGATCATGATTCTTTTCTCCTTTTCGTTGCCTCGGAATGTGAACCAACCGCCCTACGCCGCCGTGTTCTTCTGCAAGCCGCGATAGTCGATGGCCGCAGCCGCGAAATCCAGGCGAGCCTTGATCTCGACGCCGTCCACCTCGAAGCCCTGCCGGGTCTCGATGTAGACACCCTGTTGCCCTTCGAGATAGCAGTACTCGATCGTGTCAATCGAACTCGGGTCGGCCGCCGTGTACCAGTTCGTGTCTCCGACGCTCGCCACCGCGTCCAAGCGCGGTTCCACAATCGGCACCATGGCGCGCACGAAGGCGGGCACATCGGCGGAAGATGCTGTGGCCGCCAGGTTGATGGGATTGGTGATCTGCACCGCAATCCCCTCGAGCGCCGCCGGGATGATCAGGAACTTGGGAATCAGGTTCAGGATCGTTCCCTTGGGCGCAGTTTGCTTGCGCATCGCCTTGCGCGCCGCGGTGATGTTGGCCACCGCCGCGAGGCCATTGGTGCCCGTCAGGTTCTTGTGCGTCCCGTGGAACAGAGGCACGCCATCGGCCATGTTCGCGTTCGCCGTGATCACGGCCCACACGGCGTCGCTCTCGAGCGTGGCGGCCGCGATGCCCAAACCGGCAGGAATCCGCGTCAGCGCCTGGAGGTCGTCGTTAATGACGATCTTTCTGGTGATCGGCACGATGCCGCCCCAGGTCGTGAGCGCGTAGGACTCCTTGGAATCGCCCAGATAGATGCGGACGAACTCCCCGTTTTCGTTGGTCTTCTGCAAGGCGGCGATGTCGCTCAACTGAATGCGATTCACCGGCTTGAAGTCGGCCGCCGTGACCTGACGGCAGAACGGCACGAAAGTGCGGGGCGCCGCGTCATACGCCTGGCGCAGGGTCTTATTGGCGACGTTCGCCAGGATGTTGGGAAAGTCGCTGGTGGTCATGGAGCCTTCGAAATACTCCGATGCCCCATTGCGACCCTGGAGCGCGACGCGGGCGATTTCGTGCCGGTCCATCCCGCGAGTCTTCACGCCGGCGGCATTCAGGCACTCCCGCGCCATGTCCACCAGCGTGAGCCCGGCAAATTCGCGGCCCTTTTCGACCATCTCGCCGGACGCCCGAGGGTTGCCCCTCAGGAGCAACGCAGCCTCCATCCCTTCGCGCCGCTTGTCTACCTCGTCTTTGCCACCGAACGTGGCGAGGGGGTTAATCGGGAGGGTCGGATGCTTCCGAAAATCGGCATCGAGCTTCGTCATGATGCGCTCGCGAGCGGTGTCGACCGACACGCCGTCGTCAATCAGCGCGGCCAGGAAGCTCTCCTCCACTTTGAACGGACCGGTCGCGATCGCGCGAATGGTACTTGCGCGCAACCGCTCTGCCTTCACCGCCTCGTCGCGCGCGGCGGCGAGGGCCACTTCGTTCTGACGGGCCTCAACGCCCGCGTCCTGCGTGGTCGTTTCCATATCAGGGTTCTCCTTTGTATGGGCAGATGCCCGTTGGGTTTCCACTACAATCGGTTGCGCCGGCGGCTGCGTTCCAGCCGCCGACATGAAAGTCGTGTTTGCGTCGCCGGGAATCGGTAAGAGGGAAATCTCAAACGGCTCCCAATCGACAGCGGTGAATTCCTTCCGCTCCTGGTTCTTGGGGGTGGTGTCTACCTTTTTGTAGATCCACATCCCAGGGCTCAGGTTTTGAATAATCCCGGCACGAACGTCGTTCCAGATGGGCGTCACCGCGTCGCGCTTGCTGAACTGAATGGTTGCCTTGCCAGTCGTTTTCTCTACCCACGCGCGCCTGACGACTCCCATCTGGCTCTCGACGCCGTAGGCATTGTGCGAGTCCAGCACGGGCCCGCCGTTGTTGAGGCGGTCCAGCCGACAGCCCTTCATCGAAAGAATGAGGTCGTACTCCTGGCCGGTGCGCCAGTCAAACCGGGGAACCTTGGCGCCCGTGTACCAGACCGCGTCGATCATACGGCTGTCGTCGTTGGCCGAGGCCGGCGCGAATTCAGCCGCAACCGCGAAGCGTTCCACCTGTACGCCCGGGTCCATCTCCTGTCCGCTGGCAACAGCCGACGTGGTCGCGGCGGGGTCGCCGGTGATCGTCCCGCCCAGCTCGGCGGTGGTCGGTGCTTCCAGACCGGTGGCGATGACCTCGGCCGGCGTAGCGGTCTCCTGCACTTCCGTGATTTCTTCCATATAAAGACTCCTTCCTGTCGCGTTACGACCTGAAGATTCTTGTGGCCGCATCCCGCTGCCACGCCGACAACTCCGCCGCCGCCTTCACCGCTGGCTTGGGCTTCGAGGCCGCGCCTGTCGCCTCGCCGTGGTCGGTTGGCTGCTCGACGCCCTTGTCGTTCACGTAGCGCGGGTCGCAGTCCAGGATGATCTGCATCTCGTCGAGCAGATCGTTCATCCGCTTGATTTCCTGCAACTGCTTCTCGGGGTCGTAGCCGTTCTGTGCGATCGCCTCGGACAACGTCAACGTGCCGGTGCGGATGCGCTTCAACTCCGCCATGGCATCCTTCAGCGGATCCACGGATTCGAACTTGGGCGCCGTCCATTGCACGCCATAGTTCGCCTCGGGGATCTTTCCGATGAACACCAGGGTGTCAATGAACCTTCGCCACGTCGGGCGGCAGTACATCGGGATCAGCGTCAGCCAGCGGAACGCCTCGATGGCGTTCCGGAACCCCAGCATGCCCGCGCGGTAGGAGGAATAGTTGACGTTGGACAAATCCCCGGACAGCAACTCATAGGGAACGTCGATGCCGGCGCCGATACCCTGGAGTTCGGTCATCAGGTAGTCGCGGTAGCCGCCAGCCGGCGACGGCGCGTTGAACTTGATGTCCTCGCCCGGCTTCAGGTACTCGATCATGCCGGGATACATCCGCTCGAGAGTGTTCCCGGTTTTCGGATCGGTGGACTTCGCGCCGAGCGGCAGGCCGCCCGAACCCTCGGGGCGCGTAACGATCCCCGCCAGGCACGCCTCCGTCTTTTTCCGCATGCGCTCCGCGTCGCGGTAGTCGTCGAGGTCCCGCATCGCCAGCATGACGGGCGCCAGCCAGGGCACGCCGCGCACCTGGCCGGGCCGCAGGATGCAGTACGTGTGCATCACTTGGGCGGCTGGCACCGGCTGGCTCAGGATTCCGCCGCGCGGATTCAGCATGTAGACGCCGCCCGGGTGGTAGTTATACAGCCAGTAATACTCGCGCTGCCCGAACAGATTGAATTGAACTCCCTGGACAATGTGGCCTGTGGCGATGCCCATCGTCCGGGAGATATCCAGGAAGTCCCCCTCCAGCACCTGCAACTGGAGTGGCACGCGGAAATTGTCTTGCGGCAATCGCGGCCGGAACCGGACGATGCCGTCACCGCTCTCGGCGGTCGTGCGCACGATGAGCGCCTGCATTCCATAGAAGTCCAACTGCCCGCCCGGGTCGCAGTTCTCCGCGAAGTAGAGCCACTCGCCGTCGATGATCTTATCGAGCTCCGGCGTGCCCGTCTTCGCCTGGGGAACGATTCCGGTCCCCACCGTGTTCCCGACCAGTTCGGCGATGGCCTTGCTGGCGTACGGGTTGTTGCGCAGCAGGTCACGCGACCGGTTGCGCAGGTTGATCAGGGAGGCGCCGACCTCGGTGTTCGCATCGCCGCCGGCCGCTAACCATCCGTCCGTGCGGCGCCCCGACTTGGCGCCGTCATAGGCGAACATCTCAGTCGCCGAGCGGAACCGCGCGCGCCGATAGGCCCTCTCGGGCGAGAAGTACCCGATCACTTTGTCGAGGGCGTTCATCTAGTCCCGGCTGTGCGTGGCCAGCGTGAACGAAGGCGGCGGCGCGCTCGCGAGCTCAGCAATCTCGGCTTCAAGATCCACAATGGCCCTTACGATCTCGGCCATGCTGCCGTACTCAACAACGTGATCCGCGAACTGGACACGGCGCACTCCCGCATACTTGGCGCGCTTCAACGCATCGAGCATCGATTGCATTTCCATGGCGGTGATCATTTGAACCAGTTCTTTCCGCCAAGCCAGTTACTGTCGCGCTGGCCCCAGAACTTATCGTCGCGGGAAGCCCGCGGCGGGTCTGTCTGCATGTTCCCCTCGAGCGCGGCCCAATCCTCGTCCGAGAAGCGATCGATTCCACAGACCGCCGCCGCCGCGCGGCAGAGCACCGCCAGGTCGAGCGGTTCGTTCCTAACCGATTTGTCGGGTACCCACTCCACCTTGCCGCTCGAACGGATGATTCGCGATTCGGAGCAGAGCCCGCGGTAAAAGTCCTGATCCTTGTAGGCGTAGTGCTGGTATCCAGGCGGGTACGTGCCATCGTCTGGCAGCACGATCCGCAGCCAATCGTAGAACTCCTGCTTCGCCCAGTGCGTGCCAATGTGCCAGATCCGGACGTTTTG